AAAATATCGAACTTTTGAATTACACCTCCTACCTTGGTCCTCGGGGTTTGGAGTCATTTATTATAGAGGAAGGTCGTCCCCACGTGACTAGGCTGGTCACGGCGTAGGTGTAAGTCCTAAGCCATTGAACTTACGAAAATGAGTCTCTTTTATATGGAGTTTTTTACGATCTCCGTCAATATCGTTAGCAACTTGGTTGCGCTGTTGAGCGAGACCTTGGAGCTGTGGGCTTTGTGGCCCGTCAGCGTTTTGCGCAGTGGATCAACCGCTGTCCCGAATCGTAACCTTCGGGAAATTACTGTAGTCGCAGATGCCTTATGGTGGTGCGGCGTGGACGCGTTGACCGTCCTTATTACAAGCTGGGTTTTAGTCCTGGTATGGGCGCTGTTTGGAGTTTTTATTGTACAGTGTTTTAGAATCAAACAAGATTATGTGTTTCGGCGCCGTGTGTTGGCGCATCTTGAGTTTGGTTATGTTGTGCGGCGTTTGTTGGTTGATGAGGATGCGGATCGTGCGTGTGGGATTTGTTATCGCAGGTGCATTCATCGTCAGAACCTTTATAGAGTAGTTCGTCCTACTCTTTGCTGCCGCCAGAGTTTTTGTTTAGAATGTCTCATTCGTTGGGCCTGGAATCGTGAGGATTGCCCGGTTTGTCGTGCACCGCTAATTGAGATGTACGGTATGGATGATTTGTGGACGTTGGAGGTTATGCATCACATCGGTGATCCCGAGCAGGAAGCGCAAGAGCTTCGTCGTCGTGATGGTCTAAGAGAGGCCGAACGACGAGTTGCAGAGGACGATGATGATGATGAAATGCCGGAGCTTGAGCCGCTCCGTGACCAGGCATTTGGCCGCCCCGAAAACGCTGGTGATCTTGAAGGTGAAGAGGATGAAATACCTCTTGAGCCTATTTTGGAGGGTTTTCTTGATGACGATTATGAGTTTCAAGAAGAGCCCGGTCTTCTCTCGGAAATTTGGACGTGGTGTGCTTTCCATGTTCACGTGCCTTGGGTGGATTTATTTGTTGATAACGTTGAAGATGTCGTGGGATTTGAGGAAGTTCACGACATCGGACATTTGGCAGATGGTGAGCATAATGAGGGCATAGTAGATCATAATGCTTCTCGTGATGTTACTACTACCTACGAGGAAGTGGATGTTCCGGATTTGGATTTTACGGGCATTCATGCAGATATTTTTATCAGGGATGGTGGTGAACCGCCTGATTTGGGGATATACTGGAATACAGGTAGCACTAAACGTGTGCGCCTGCCGAGCACTATTTTAGATGAGTTAAGAGTGTTTTGGGTCGGTCGAGAATTTACTATGGCCGATTATCTTGCCTGCGTAGCTGTAACGAAAACTTGGTTGCGTAAACTAAGTATATCGGCAGCAGATCAAGCTGTTGCTGCTGAGGTTGCTCCTTTTTTGTCTATGCATAAGGCAATTATGTTGAGAGCTTCGTTGCGCCGTTATATGGTTGGGTCATTCGTTGATAGTGTTTGGTTGTGTGTTGGTTTTGCCGCCGGCATACTGCTTATCACTGTCTTGGTTTGGCCTTTTAGTTATCTTCGTCAATATGAGTTATTGAGTAGAATGGAAGTGGTTAATCAGAAACACTTTTTTGATGGTTGGTGGTTTGTCGCTTCGGGTGTGGCGACTATGTGGAATTATTTGGCCGATGCGGCTGTAATTCATCGTGTTGTACTTGATTGTGAGTACTGGCGATTACCACTTACGAGTGTTTTCCACGTTTGTGAAACCGACGTGAGGTCTTATGAGAACGTTTATCTTTGTTTGTTCTTGTTGGAGACCATTTTGTTCATTTTTTCCGTGCTTTACGTTTGGAATAGGAAAATAGCGGTGTTGACCTTACTGGAAGATTTCCTTAGATTTTCAGTTATTTGGTTTACTGGGATACCCGCTTTTGGTTTTGTGATTGGAGTCATTGAGTTTTTGATCCATCGGCGCGTGTTAAGTTTGGTTTTTCACGCGTTGTCCTGTTGTGTTGGGATTCACATGCCAATTTTTTGTGCAGTGCATTTGTTTTGGAATGTGCATTTTCCTAGAGCACGGTTTAATGTATTTGAGGGGTTAAGTTACTATCTTAGTAATGTTTCAGTTCCAGATGTGGAGCTACGTGAAAAAGGTAGTATGGTTATGCCATCATTCGTTGATACGAATAAACGTGGCCATCGTCGTAAATCCCAGAGATTGTACGGCATTGGTTCCGGTGGTTATCGCCCAGTGGCTTATGCTCCAAATTTGGATAATGAAGAGGCTGCAGTAAAGGCACGTATACTTGCAGCAACGCCTAAGCCCAACAGTGGTAGGGTAGGCGCGTGTGTGGCATGGGTTAAGAAAAATATTCGAAAATTTTTTCCCCGTATATCGCGCGTATTCAGTGTAAGTTTTGATGTCTATTTGCGTAGAAGTAACGCTAGTGCCAGTGTTAAGAGGCAGTTGCGGCGCACTTGGGCCAAGTTGCAAGCTGAAGGTATTGATGAAGATACTTTTCTCAGCCCAACTGAGCTTTACAAATGGACTATGCGAAAGTCTTTTGTAAAGGTTGAAAATAATGTGTATCGTACACTTGGTGGTCGTAAACGTAAAGCCAGCAGGTTGATTCAGGGTGCAACGCCTGAGTTCATTTGTTTGGTTGGTCCTTGGATGATGGCATTCCAGGATATGGTCAAGAGTTGTTGGTGTGCCGGCAACTTTTTATGTTTTACGAGTGGTGTTTCTAGCTTGGCTTGCGGTAAGTTGATTGACCGCAATGGCTGGAAGATATTGGAGGATGATATTGGCGCGTTTGATGCGTCTGTTGATTCCGATTGGCTT